AATTCACCATCAAGTTCAAATTCAACAACTTCAACATCAAATTCAACACCATATAAATTATCATTATCATTAAATAACAATTCAAATGGAAACAGTAATAATAGCATTCTCGGGGGGAATAGTAGTATCAGCAGTGCTTCTACTAAGCCACCGGGTATTAGCATTAAGATATCATCACCAATCCAAACGTCGCCAACAACATTACCGAAATCTTCTTTTACGTTCTCTAGCAAACCCGGATCTGGAGCTGTGGCTTCAAACTCAGGAGGGAAAACAGAATCATCCCCAACAGTAGAAACACCAAAAGAAGGAGGTAAAACAAACATAACAGCTGGAGGTACTACAACTGTAAAAGCATCTAGTAGTTCTTCAAGTTCAAGTAAAAGTAAATCTGGGTCTGCAAAAGATGGAGGTAAACCCGTTATTGTAGGATCTGGAGATTTTATAGGCTTTAGCTTCAACAATTCAGAAGTATCTAATGGAGTAAAAGCTACTGGAGGGTACACATCAATGAGATGGGATGGTAAAGTTTCATCTGGTATAATGGTTGACTATACATCAGCTCAAGTAGGTCCTAATATTACTGGATTTTATGCTTTAATGGGTAAAAAAGCAGTTACATTATTGTCATCAACAGCTACAATTTCATTTGCAGGAGCAGGTTCTTTATATGGAACATTTGCCTTTGGACAAATGAGATCATTTAAAAAAATAAAACCATTAAAACTTGTTTATATGGGAACCGTTTCTTTTGGACATGTTTATAAAGAAATGTTTTTAGGTACTGCTGTAATAGGCGGTGGTAGCTATGATTTAAAAGTACATAAACGATTAGATTTAAAATTTATGGGCTTAGCTGTTTTTGTACCATATATGAGTTACTACCAAGATGTAGTAGTAAAATCTCCTATAGTTTTAATACCTTCAATGGGAGCTAACATAGGTATATCTAAAAGATTTAAATTAAATATAAATATAGGTTCAACTGTCCAAAGTGGATCTGCACTTAACTATACAATAACAACAGGAACTAGATTAATTTTATGATTAGATTGTTATTTATCTTATTTACAATATTATCTGTACAACTATCAGCACAGTTTACCTATTCAGGATTTATATATAATTCTAATGGAACTGGAGCAGTAAATGTGCCTATAAAAATATATAAAAGAACTACTCCTACATTAACAGGTTTTACATCACAACAAAATTATAATGGACATTCCTATTATAGGTCTACAGGAAACGCATTTTGGACAGATGCAAGACAAGCTTGTGCAAATATGGGAGGATACTTAGTAACAGTAACAAGTGCTGCAGAAAATAATTTTCTATTTAACTTATGGCCTTCAGGATGGATAGGATTAACAGATGAAGTAACTGAAGGTGTATGGAGATGGGTTACAGGAGAAGCATATTCATATTCATCTTGGAACCCAGGTGAACCTAATAATGCAGGAAATGAAGATTATGTTCAATTTGTTGGAGGAGGTAGATGGAACGACTTGCCTAACAATTTTGCTTTGCCTTATGTAATCGAATTTGACTATATTGTAACTTTTACTCCTTGGGTATTACATAGAACAATATACACAGATGCAACAGGTAGATACACTATAAATGAAACAACCAACCCAGCAACTGAATGGTATATTCAAATAGATGCTCCTACACCTATAACAACAATAGCATTAACAGATATGCAAAATGTTTCAGATATAATATTAGGTAGAACTGTTAGAAAAAGTTTACATTGGAATATGTATGACGTAAATGGGGATGGAAGAATAACTATATCTGATGAATATTATATTAATTTGAGAAGAACAGGAAGAGTTAGTAATTGGATTACAATGACAGCATCTAGATTATTTAGTACAACACAATATTCCTCTTTAAATTCAGGAACGACAGATTTAAGATCAACAATTCCTGGAGTATTATCTTTTACAATAACATCTCCTATTTCAGGAACTACAAATGCAAATTATTATTTAATAGCCCCAGGATATAGAGGACAAGTAACTTATTAATTATGAAAAAACTATTATCATTATTATTATTGCCAATATTTTTATATTCACAAACTCCCCCTTCTCCAGTTGTTCAATCATCTTCAGCACAAGAAGATTTTGGACGTACTCATAATAATATTATAGGAGCACAATCTCGTTCATTTGGAGGAGGCTCTATAATTAAACCAAACCCAATGTTAACTTCAGCGGCTTTTGCAATGATACAAAATCCTACCTATGAAGGTGGTTGGAGATATGGTACTGGTTTAGGGTTCAGTAAAATAAATTTTGGAAAAGGATTTGGGGTAAATGCAGTGCTTACATTTGATTTATCTCAACAATCCTATTCTATTTATTATAAAAACAAAAATTGGTATTATCATCTTAATTTTGGCAGAATGGGCATAGCTTTAAATAGAGGAGCTAGTGTAACTAAAACTTGGGATTTAAAAAAGTTTACTTTTGGAGCACAGTTAGGAACATCTATAATATCAAATGGACCTTCAGATACATCAAATAAAAGTGCTTATTATGCAGCAATACCTTATGTGGTATTAATGGCAGATAGAGAGTTTAAAATAAGCAATAGATTAGAGTGGAAGCCAGAAGCTTTTATTACTTTATGTTCTCCTTACTATGATTTAGGAAAAGATTTTTTTAGTACATCAAGTACATTTAATGTAGTGGCAGGAAATAATGTGGCCTTTAAAATAGGTAAACATTTTAAAATCAATTTAAATTGGAGAGCTAATATAAATACTACTCCTCAATTTGCAATAATGAATAACATATTATTTGGTTCAAATCTTAAATTTTAATTATGAAAAAACTTATATTGCTTTTATTATTTCCTATCTTATCATATTCTCAATGTGTTAAAATAGACACCGTTTATTCCACAGCTAAATTAAGAGAACTAGGTAATAGAGATATTAGATTTGGAGTTAAACAAATTGTTGAAGAAGAATTATCAAACAAATATTGTCTATCAGATTCTGGTACTCCTATCTCAGTTGAAATCTTTTATTTTGGTATTCCAAAAACCACCTTAAGAATAATAGGGATAGAACAAACAAATCAAACTACTCAAGTAGGAGTTAGATTAAAATTTAATGGAAAGAAAATAGAAGGATATGGTGAATCTGAAACTGAAGTAAGAGCTATCATGATAGAATTAGTAGATGGTAAAGTACCATTTTCAAAAATGACGGTCTCATCAGCTTTAAAAAGAGCTATTCATGAAGCTGTAACTAACATGAACCTGTAAATATTTATAATTAAATAAAAACATTATGTTAAAATTTATATCTGGTTTGTTTAAAGATGAACCTGGAAGTCCCTCAATGAAAAGATTTTGTGGATTGATGTGTGTTATAGCATTATGTGCAACTATGTATCAAAATAGTTTTAGTGAATCTCATATTGCTCCTTCACCAATGTTGGTTCAGTCGGTAGCATTATTAGCATTTGGTTGTTTAGGATTAACAGCAACAGAAAAAATTGCTGAAATCTGGAAAGGTAACAAAGAAGAAAAATAACCAAATCAAATAAATTATGAGTTTAACTAGTTTACAAACAAAACTTGGAATCCCGGCTGATGGAGCATTTGGACCAGGTACAATGAAGGCGGCTATGGCCTATTACAAAATGACCCCTGAGAGAGCAGCACATTTCTTTGCTCAAACAGCTCACGAATCAGGTGGATTTAAAGTTTTCTCTGAAAACCTAAATTATTCAGCACAAGGACTACAAGGTATCTTTGGAAAATACTTTCCAGGTAACTTAGAAGAATCTTACGCTCGTAAACCAGAAAAGATAGCTAACAGAGTTTATGCTTCAAGAATGGGAAATGGAGACGAAGCTTCAGGAGATGGATGGAAATTTAGAGGAAGAGGAGCTCTTCAAACAACAGGAAAAGATAACTATTCTCAGTTTGCAAAACATTTAGGAAAACCAGAAATTATGGAAACTCCAGATCTAGTAGCAACAGAATATGCTTTTGAATCAGCTATATTCTTTTTTGATAAAAACAAACTTTGGGACATATGTGATAAAGGAGTTACTAAAGATACAATTTTAGCTTTAACTAAAAGAATCAATGGTGGAACTCATGGTTTAGCAGATAGAGAAGAAAAAACTTTTAAATATTATACTTACGTTAAATAAAAATGAAAAATATCGTACCTAACCCATCAACATTTGACATTATCATAGCAACATTAACTACTTTATGTACTTTTTTATGTACATATTTTTTCCACTTAACAATGGCTAATTCTGAACAATATTTAGCTATTGTTTCAGTTATGTTTATGGATGGTTTCTTTGGAGTAATTGCAGGTACGAAAAGAGAAGGTTTCAAAACATGTAAAGCAATTAGTGTATTAAAAAATACTATTGTATGGATTGGAATTTTAACAGTAATTTTAACAGTAGAAAAAGGTTTTGCTGGAACTACTTGGCTTAGTGAAGTGATTGTCGTACCTTTCATGGTGTTCCAACTTATAAGCGCATTAAAAAATGCTTCTATGGCTGGATTTATTAAAAGTAACCAATTAAATAAAATATTAGACTTAATTGACAA